TTGGTTTTTAGTTGGTCTTTAACAAGATTAACAGTTGCCAATGTTTCTTCGTTTGACAATACCTCTTTTTCTGTATAGCCACAAAGACTTTTCTCAATGTCTAGTCTAACATTTTTAAAATCAAAAAGGGCGGCGATTCCAACAAAAAATGTGTATCGGCCCATAATCCTCAATACTTCTATGCCTTCCGTTTCTTTTAGGGTATTTTTTATTGCGTGAGTGATACTAAAATTAGTGGATCCAATCCAACAATCCCATCTATCAGAAGGTTTAAACATGGAATCTAACGAAAATACTCCCAAGGGAGTATTCACTACTCTAGGCATAGCTTCAAGAGCCCCAAACGGAAAAATGGATAGCTCTGGATTAGCGGTTGACTCTAATTCGTTTCGCATTTCTTCTAGTGCTTCTTTGGCTTCCTGGTCTGCCGCTAGTTCCCCCGCCAAATACTCATCCATGAGAGCATTCCAACTTTTCCAGCAAATCTTTTTTCGTTTCGTAAGTAGTGGATCGGATTCATCGAACATCTTAGTCTCCCGATTAAAGGTTCACCATTTTGTCAGGGGGCATGACCACTTCTTCACTATCTTTATGACTTAATATTGAATATTGTTGCATCATACTTTCTATTGCCGCGAAGTCCGTTTCTGTATTATTTAATACACACTGACTCTTGATTTCTTCAAATATTTTAATTGCCAAATCATCAAGAAGTAATTTATAAAGTATAGAAGCGACTCCAATCAAACCCTCTTCCGTCGGCTCCCAATCACAATTATACGATATGCTTCCCGTATTGTCAACAGAAATTACTAATTTAGAAGCAATTTCCTTAGAATTAATATCGTTGTGAGAGAGATCTTGGTTGTTCGTTAACGGGTCGTGCATAGAAATCCTCTAATTCAATAGTATGGGGTGCGACTAATTGACCTCTCTTGAGCACAAGGGCTCCCTCTGGAATAAAAGTTGTATAAAGAGCTTCGCTTTCTGTTGAACCGTGCCCATGTCGTAAATCCGATAATGTTAGAGGAGCCCATCTAGAGTCTAGATTTGAAAACGTGTAATATAACTGCTGTATGGTTTCTTCTATTGTTTTGGTAGAAACATATATACTAGGTAAATTTCCATCATCGTCTACTATTACTTTTAAATACTCGGATGATAATGGATTATGCTTAGAGTCGCCCTGCATCATCAAAACAGTTAACTTAAGTTTCATTTTTCTTTTGTTCTTTTTTCCTGGTTAACGTTTGTCCGTGAGTTTACTTGCTTATGTAATTGAGACAAAGTTTCCATTTGCATCCTGGTGTCCGTATACTTTTGAATAGCTTTAGCAAATCTATCCAAAGAACCCTTGTCGGCAGAGCGGTGAAGACATGCATTTAGTTCAAAGGCTGCTTCGTCAAAAGCCGCCTTTAATTTGGTCTCCGTTACATTAATAATGTCCATCCTTTTTCTCCTGTTTCTCAAGTGCTTCGGGGTTAGTTGCCGAAACGATTTTGTTAACCGCCGATACTGAGCTGCCACCATCCTTGTTTCAGCCCCACATAGTATACAACAGCAATGATACCGCCAACTAGGGCGAGTTTTCTTACCAGCTTATGTTCTCTAATGAACGAAATAATTGGAGTTGCCATGTTATATCTCCCTTGTTAAAGTAAAAAAAGTTACATCTTGAAAGAGTCCATTCTTTTACCAAAAAGACCAAGCTAATCCACTGAAGGTTTTGCTTAATTGATCTTTCTCTTCCTGTGTTACACTGTGGTTCTCTAAGCCTAACGTTAACTGCATTAAAGTTGACAATGCAGAAGCGTATCCATCATATTTTCCGCGTAAAGTGTCCCCGAAAAAAGTTTTTCCTGCATACGTATAGATATCATTAATTTGCTGTACGTCAGCAGAATAGCTATTTACCCTCTCTGAAAAAACCTTGTTAAATACACATAAGTTAATTCTGTCTTCCTTATCGACAACTAACCCCGAAATACTTGAGACTTTTTCTAAAATTTTGCTATCGGGCTTTACTATGTCTATCACTGGATTGTTGTCTGGTTTGGGCGTGGAATCAGGAATCCATTCCTGAATCACTGGCCAAAACAATCCAACGAGTACAATAATTAGCCCCAAACTGGTTCTACCGGACATAATTATTCCTCATTTAAAGTTGGATACTAGTCTGTGTTTTCACTAATCTGTGGAGCAGATTTAGGTTTTGTCCTTGCTTTTCCAAGTAGCGGAAAAACCTCTTCCAGTTGTGCTAAAGCTTCGTGAAGACCCAGATCTGCACACTCCTTACACAAAGTCTCCCATTGAAAAACCAAATTTGTTAAACGGTTCTCAGTAGGCTGTGTCTTTTTTGAAACCCAGAGCTTTTTAAGTTTTTCACTAGCATCCTTTAGAAATGGGCCGATACTTGGCAAAAGTATCATGAAGCCCACCACCAGTAAAATTAGCTGAATGGGTTGTAAATTAGTAAGAAATGTTAGCATTGTTGGTTCCCCCCGCTATGATGTTGCTCTGACGCTATCACCGATAACCCAAGCAACCACAACAGTAGCTAAAGCGAGTAATTGTTCTTGGTTAAGCTCTACGCCAAACTGATCGTGAGCAACAACTGCGACAAGACCGACAGCCGAAACCCAGAAACGACGCGAAGTAAGTAATGATTTCCATTTTTCCATAGTTAGTCTCCCAAAAAAGTAGTAGTAGTAAAAAGAAAAACTGTTTAATTAATTTCTCCTAAATAGACGACGACGTTTCTTTGTTGTTCCCGTTGTGGGGGGAGATTCCTTCTCGCCGTGATAAGGGCATGGTGTAATATGCCCGTCTCCTTGAATTATCTTTCCCGTTCCTTTACATACACATTTTTCGGGATCGGGGTGCGGAATCAAAGGTGTATCATCGGGAATCGGTGTAGAACCTAAAATCTTTGTTTCTGCTTCTACAAACGATTGTTTTGCAGTATTTATCTTACCTTGCAGCTCATCATTTGTCAAGGAATTTTGTGGAGGAATTTGGAGAAAAATAAAAGTCGCCATCACAGCAACGCCTATCATTGCTCTTTGTCGTGTATTCATCAAAACACCTCGTCTAGGGTCCAATTAACTTTTCTGGCCGGGAATCCATGAACATTACTAAACACCCAGGCACCGCCCCCAGAAAGCATTCCACGGGCATCTTTTTCTCTAATCCAAAAACTACCATCTGGTTGATCATGTACCTTTGGTCCGTTGTTCCACATGCCCCAACTATTTTGTACCAAAAATAATGTTTCGTTTTTTCGTTCCCCGGTGTCATCGGCGGCGATCCAACTCATTGCGTGTGACCACCCCTTGCCTCTTGCCGCAATACCATTACTATCTCTGCGGCTCGAAAAACCATATCCAGAACAGACGGAAAGAGCATATCCATTTGCCAATGCGTCTCTGGCCTCTTCTACGGTTCTGACATTAGAAACAGTTTGCACTTGATGTTTTTTTGCTTCTGTGGTATATATATTGTTTGGTATACGATGTTTAGCACCGAGGGTGGAATCATATTCAGACAGATCTACGTCACCGTAATTTTTACGAATAAGAATGCCTCCATTTTGATGAACATATCTAGTGGCACCTGAACAAGTCATTCCTTGCCCCCTGTGCCCTCTGGACTGATAAATACCTTCTGTAGCCCCTCTCGCTACAAATTCTTCTCTCTCTCCCTTAATATCTATTTCCACCGATCTGGTAATATCAATAGCGTTTCGGGTAGAATGAGAAACGCAATCTCCGGTAGTTTGTCTTTCTGCGGGTCCAAATCCCGCGTCAAATTTTAACAAACTTTTAAATGGTAAGCTTAATTTTCCCTCGCCAGAACCAGATAGGTCATATGCCGCAGCACCAAAAACGGGCATTGACAATTCACCCATAAGTTTTTTAACATCTTCCTTGTCGCAGATAGCTCCAACAAACCCTTGTCGATAATGATCCAAAGTTTGTCTTGGTGTTTTAAAACTAGAGTCCATTTAACAACTCCTTCGCTGAATTTTGCCAAGTAAATTTCTCGGCAGTATCTATTCCGTTTGAATTTAATGACTGATTGGAACCACCATTTTTCAAATTATGAACAGTTCTCATGTGTGCAATCAATTGCTCTTTTGAGGACTCTGAAAAACTAGCCCATTCTCCATTCAAACCAGAAAAGAAAACTCCATCTTTAGCTTGCTCTAAACTGTCTACATCTATTAATAAAGTGTTATCGGAATTGCAAAATTCCGTGTGTGCAGAGTAATTTGTGGCGATTACAGTTTTTCCACAGGCCATCATTTCCAGTAGCTCTAAGTTCCAGCCCTCTGCTCTAGCCGGAAATACTCCGCAATCCGTTTGTCTCATAATATTATACACATCTTTATGAGTTTGTTGTCTGGGAATCATCCTTATCTTGCCCCCCAGAGGGGAGTTTTTATAGAGATTAGCCCATTCTTGATTGTTTTGTCCTATAAATGGATTATCACACATCATCCATAGTTCTACATTATCTGACTGGCTGAAGGCGGTGTTAAAACATTCTAACAAAACATCGTGACCTTTACGCTTTTCCCATTTTCCACAATTGAAAAATATTGTTTGCGATCTCGTTGATGGTGAAGGCTTGAAGGTTTCTGTATCAACACCCAGAGGTACTACGTGTATATTCTTTTCACTAAAGTTGGTTTGGTCTAATACAACACCCTTGGCCCATCTTGAACAAACGAATAGAGCGTCACAGTGATCCATGCTGTGTTTTTCGTCCTCATTAAATGATGTGAGTTCAAATATAGGAAATCCAATATGTTTGTTTTTGCCAACGTGAAAATGGAGATCGTGTTGGTGCCAAATTTTTACAGACGGAAACTCTGCCATCCTTGATTGACGGATATGACTCTGGCTATTGTTGATACCAGCAGCAACGTATTCATCAATGAATTCCGGCTGAGAAATAGGATAAAGAGTAGTGGACGGATTAATTTTATATAAACTTTTAAATATGTTATATCCAGCTACCCCATATCCTAAGTTATTAATCGGAGCGATGAGATTTATCAATTATTTCCCCCAAATTAAAATAACCCGTTTTTTTTCAAACAGAAAAACGGTGAGGGTAAAAAACTGGTCAACAATAGATTATATGCGATATCATCATACTATGCACAATATATTGTGTACTACATATTACGCACAACATTTTAATAACGGAGGCATCACAATGATAAGTACGTGTACACAAGCAGACAAACGAAAACACCCTTCTAAAATTATTTCTTTTCTATTCGCTTTTATGTTGCTTGCGATTCATACAACGGATATGATTCTAACCCGTGAAATTATAGGTAACTCATGGGATCGAGAAGCGTTCTTGCCAATGAGTTATTGTATTAAATGGTTTGGCATCTATAATGCCTTATGGATCTCGCGTGTCAGTATATATGGCACTCTTTTTCTGTATATGTGTAATTGGCGTAAATGGAAATGGTTCTATTTTTTAATAACCGGAACCTTATTATATTGGACTTCAATGATACACTGGCTCTGGTCATTGGGTTACGTTACATGGCCTCATTAGGATTCAATAAAAACTGGTGTATGTTCTCCCATGTACGCTGAGACTACATTAAATTCCATCCACTCTATAGCTTCCCCGTAGGATATATTTTCTTGCTCCATTAAGATTTCAATATATTTATCATAGCTATATGCCAAAACAGAAGGACTTCCGGCCTTTC